TTTAGCCCACCATGACGTTGTTTCTGATACGTCCAAACAGCTAAAAAAGAGGGTGTCCTAACCTAAGGTTAAGCAAGGGACTAGTCCCGCCACTCTCCTAGATTGTACCACTGTGAAACCAGAGGGTTTATTATCACCCTCCGGGATCGGCCCCTAAGGTCATATGAGTTTGCATGACCTTGAGTGGAACCTACCAGACCTTTCGAGGGTCTGACCCACAACCTCGCGAGTAACAACGCGGGGTCCTCAGTTTGCCGGCTGATGCTGGCGGAAGCTAGAGCTCGATAGTAGAATCCTTCGATTCCGTATCGGGCTCTGACTGGACAGGCTTCGTCGAAGTTACTGACGAGGCCCGTATCACCGGCGGAGGAAGGGACCCGGAACCGTAATGGCTCTGGAATCCACTCCACCAGGTGAGACCAACAGTGACGGAAGCTGCCATCGCAATAGCGATAATCGCCAAAGCGATGAGCAAGATTCCGGACACTGTTAGCCAGTTTGTAAAGGCTTTCCACATTGCTGAGTTTTTCCTTATGGAAGATGGGTTTGCAGGTCACTCCGTTGTAGTAATACGAACCACAAGACTCCCGGAAATAGCCGTTGTCGTAAGACTTCGATCTATTCACGGTGAATCCAAGGAACGTAGAAAACAACGAATAGGACTCGAAACACTTCGCGGGGATAATAACATCATCCCCGTGAACGCTTATCTTCCGGGTCTGCGACGAATCGCAGCCCGCAAGTTCCGCAACCTCCTGAGCGGCTGCGAAGAAGATAAGAGACTCAAGCTCGAAGGTGAATCCGTTCCCCATTGAGGAGAACTTATTCCACCGACGAGGCTGGTCTTTCGAGATACCGATCTTGGAACGAGTTGAATCAAGTAAGAGGAACCACCGTGGGGGTAATAACGCCCGCACGACCTCAGTACTGATCGAATCGCTCGCAGAACTAAAATCAACCGTTGCAAGAGCCCGCTCGTCCCAGTTAGGGTAGAGCGAGCCCTCGGCCGCGGCTTTCTGATTAAGTAACTGCGTCGACAACTTCATTCCATACCGATCCAGCCGACGACGGATCATCGCACCGATGCTCTTCTGGAACCAGAGGTTCCAGCCGGGCTCGATGGCGATTACACGATCCGTCTTCGAATTTTTCGGCACAGTGACGATAAAGTTCCCTACCTGCGGCGTGAACAACGCTTCGTCTTTCGACGTCCTGTCGATCGCTAGCGCAGGGTAGGCGTATGGAAACCATTCGCCTACGAAGGAGTACAAATCGTGCGTTATCCCGCTCTCAGAGCGGAACTTGTTGTAAGCCGAGACCTCCTCCCCCTTTACGAGGGTAGAGACGCCAGGGCCCCAATCTGCACCATCCACAAACTCCTCGCCCGAAAAATCGCCGAGAATCTGTTCAATTTTCCGCGCGGTTGCGTTAAGCAGCCACACGTTGGACCCCTTGTACAAAGGGTCCAAAGACAGATTCGCGAATCGATGATTCGTCCTAGCGCACTGAAGCTCGAATTCCTCGAACTTCTGTAATGCGACGGCCTCCAGATCAAAACCCGTTCGTAAGAACGTAGCTTTGGAG